GTTGAGCTATAAGGGGTAAATACTGGCTTAATTAAATTTAGCCCTCAATTTATTAGGCCACGAGCTTTACCCTTCATTTTCCTAGTACCATGTTTTTACAGGGAATACAGGAGAAGACATCTAATTCATAAACCACAGTGCCAGCCGTAGTGAGCAATAGAGAGTGACCCCTCTGTTAAAATTTGTGCTGGTTACAATATCCTGCGCGACCATACGTTGTCGCTGCACTATTTAAAGATACGCCTGATACTTAAGTCGAACAGGAAAGACTATTGTTGCTTTTTATTTTAAGTAGCTGCGGAAATTTTCCTTCTACTATTTATTTGGAGTGTAAGTTGCCTATTTTTATTACACATTCGATATCTGCAACATCCAAAAAAATTTGTACTGAGTTGTTAGTAGTCTCTTGGCTCAGTGTCCATCTCATTACGTTACTAACTCAACGTTGTGTCGTTATCTCCCCATACACAAAAAGCAGCGTTAAAGACAGTAAGATGTCAGCTAAGATGCTCAATTTTACTATTTAGCTGGAAATAGACTTCCAGTAGTACTTGCAGGAGCACCAGTAGTACCTGTATCAGTAGTAGCACCTTTAGCTTTATTTACTATCACATCTGTATTTTTATTTTTCCATTTTTCAAGGAAAATAGCTTCAGTTGCATCTGCTTTAATTTCTGCAGAAGTTAAACCATCTTTCGCACGGAATGCTTTTACTACTTCATTCTCATCACGAGTTTCACCACCTGGCTTATATGAACCATCAGCTTGTTTTACATTTTTATCAACAATTTGACGTATTACACCAAGAATGATTTCTGCACCAATAAGTTCCATAGCAACACGTTTTTGTTGTGGCTTATCTTTTTTGGTTTCATAATCATAAAGATTAATAGTTTTTTCTTCAGCTTCGCCAGCAATAATAGCTACTTCTTTATCAATAGCTAATTTACAGATACTATTTGCTTGGCTAAAACCAGGCAAATATTGTTTATTACCTTTTTGGTCAATATAATAATTGTTCTGACCTTTAGCTTTACCACTTGTCATCCAAAAAGTTTGACGAAGTTGTTGACCTTTATCATTTTTACATACTAGGTTAAGACTTGCAGCCCCACCAGCAGATTCATCAAAATAAGCCATATCAATAGTCATGCGGTATGCACCACTATCTAATAAATAACCACCCAGCGAATCACCTGCTTCTTCAATTGTTTCATCAGTTTTTAAATTATCGAACATTTAATGTTCTCCTTTTTTTAGTTAATTAATTATAATATTCGTGTAAACGATTAATTACATGTTGGACATTATTGTCAATATAAGTTTCTGCAGTTGTCCACATACCAAGTGAACTACGCATACGCTCATTAACAGTTTCTTTGGTTAATCGGGTTTGATAAACATATTTAAACCCAAGCATTTCTTCTTCTTCACTAATAGTTAATAAGTCATTTTTATATTTATCTAACTTATTAATAGGCATTTTTTTAGAACTAATAACAGTACTGAAATATGATTCAATACCTTGGTTCATAATTGCGCCTTTAACTTTTACTAATGTTTCATTCACCATTTCTGCTTCATTCATTACATCCATGGTATGCCCTAAGAAAATTACATTCTTAGATGATTTAGCAACATATTGTGACATTAAACGCTGCCAGAATTGACCATAATCACCCCATGCTTTCATAGTATTAGCTGAAGGTAATACATGAACAGATTCATACATATTCATCATATAAGTTAAAGTATCAACAATAATAGTTTTAACTTCAGGCATTGTTTCTGCAACTGTAAATGCTTCATATATTTGAAGTGGGTCAGTTACAGTTTTTTCTATAAATTTACTTTTAAATGGTAATTTTTTACCATTTTCACAGTTAAGATACATTACACTTTCTGGTTCTTTAATACCCATGAGACTAGCACTTTTACCAGTAGCAGACTTACCACCAATTAATAAAAGGTTATCATTAACCAATTTTACTTCATCAACCATACTAACTCCTAAATTGTTCGTTGAGTTACAGCTTTTACAACTGTAACCATAATTGTGTTATAAATTTCTTTTTCTGGAAGTCCATCTTTTAATTTATTATTAAAATCTATAATTTGATTTTTAATACTTTCCAAAGGATACCCATTATCAACTAAAGCTAATGCATATTTAATTAACTGGTTAGAACGATTACCTGATTCTGTATTTAAAAAGAACCAACGTTCTAAATTGTTCATTGCTTGTGTATCAAGAATTTTTTTAGTCTGTTCTTCTTCTTTTCTAGTCTGAGGAATAAACAACATTGCATCTAATAATGCACCTTCTTGTTTAATTACTGTACCATTAAAAGATTCCCACTTACGAGCAATATCTTTAGTTTGTTCATCAGTACTAAATGGAAGCCAATTAAATACATTAAGCATAAATTTAGAATAACTTTGTGGGTTTAATTTAACAGTATGAGTTAATGGAAATATAATTCTAAAACGATTAACTTTATCAGTACTTCGTTTAGTAGTAGCAAACATACATTTATAATTTTTTAAAAGTAATTGTGCTGCTGAAAGACTAATACCATTATCAATATCAATTATTACTAAGTTAAAACCGGGAATAGCTGCACTACTTGTACGATGTAGTTACTACTTTATCTAGGTCATCAAATGGAGCAGAATCTGCTTTATAACCTTTTGCTATATCAGTACTATATGATATTGTCATCTTTTCCAAGTCAGTAACTGCCATTGATTCCCCTTCAAGGAACTCAATACCATCACTATATGTTTTCTTAATAATAATATTATTTTTATATCCATAGGCAACAGCTAAAGACATCATATCTTTTTTCTGTGCTTCTGAACCTTTATAAAAAGGTAAATCTTCAATTAAATCAACTTGTGTTACTTCACGACCTACATCAGCAATATAATTTGCTAATTTAACATAAGGGCGTTCACGAGTTAATATTTGTGCAAAAGCATGACCAGATTCTTCTACTAATTTTAATGCATAATATAAATGGTCTTCAGTAATCTCTGGAGCACCATCAATAAATGCATAAGCACCTGCTAATTTAAGAGCTTTATAATAACGATGTGACATTTCAGCTTTACGAATTTCTTCATGTTCTTTCATGAACCCAGCTTTTTTATCACATTTAATTTTATATTCAATTAATGTAAGACTTACATCTTTAGTCATAGTTAATGTTGTATGAAAGTTTACCATATTTGCTAAACGACCTAACTTAACAGATAAATCATCTAAATATTGTGATGATGAGCTATCTGTCATCATGTCATAAACTTCTTCTGGAGATAATTCATCACGTTTATTTAATGTTTTTGTAAAACCAAAAATACAACGTCGTGCATAACCAGTTTCTAACATTGCATAAAATTCTTCTTCTGTTTTTCCACCATTTAGTAATTTACTTGGTGTACCAAACAACATTAGATTTGTTGGTGTACGTCCATCTATTTCTTCACTACGTTTATTTTCTGCAGTATTTTTGGTTAATTTTTGTTTAACCTTACCTACATCAAATAATTCTAAGAATGTAGCAAGTACTTCAGTATTGCCCATAAGATTAGAACCAATTTCATCCATCTCAAAGTTTACTGAGCCAGCATCTGACATAAGTAATTTATGCCGCATTTGTTTAACAGCAGCAGGTGTACCACTATCAAATGAAAATGCTAGATTACCTAGATTTTCAAATTCTTTTTTAACTTTTTCAAGCATATCATCTGCATCAACATCGTCTTTTAAAGATTAGTTGAATGTCCTTTACCATGTCCTGAATTAGCAAGATTTAATGCATACAAACTTACAGGAATAATACCTCTATCATGAGTTTGTATATCTGTACGCATCATTGATGCTACTTTAGAAAAATAATAGGCAACCAATACTCGAAAAAATAAAGGATTATTATTTTGAGTTTTTTGCATTAAAATTTTAACTAATTTTTCTGCTGGTTCAAAATGTTTAACAGTATCTAAATCTTTCATTACTATTCCTTAAAGTTTTAATAAACCAGAATTGATATAACCTTCTGCTTGCTTACAGATACCTATTACATCACAGTATTTACAACGAACAACTTCACCAGGGAAATGTTTAACAATACCTACTGAACCATCTTTGGCTAATCGAGTATGTGCTTCTGCTGAATTATCAAAATTCTTAGTAGACCGTGCTTGTTTGCTTGAGTCTTTATAGTATTTCCATATATCAGCTTTACGCCATAGTTCTTTATCAGAACATTGAGGTAATTCATCTTGTGTTGCATTTTCCATTGAAGTAATACGTGCAACAATGTTTGAAACAAAACTTTCAGTTTCAGTAACACTCATTAAATTATATTTTTCTTCTAATAATTGTTTCTGTGGGTAATCTTTACTTGAACGAGCTTGCATTGCAGACCAATCAGTAAAGATATATTGAATCTTCATATAATCTTCAGTAATAATGTCTTGGTTTAACCAACGATACATTGAACCTTGTTCAACATATTTTTGTACATTATCACCAGAAATATAACCATATGTTTTAGTAGACTTGTAATCTTCAAGAACACCTTCCATTAAGAAATCAAATTTACCAGAAATGATAAATTTACCTACTTGTTTTTTAGAACGGCGTTCCATATAAATACAGACAGAATCTTCATTTATATCTTCATCTTTTGGATTAATAAGAATACGGTCTACTACTGTTTGTGGATAACCAAATTGTAATAGTAGTGCTTTAACTTTATCAGTTTTTTTCCAGGATTCTTCAATTGCAGTATGAAATGCAGAACCACTACGAGATGCAATTAATGCAGATACATCAGCAACTTTAAGTAAATCTTTTGATTGTTGTGCTAAAATAATTTGTTTTAGAGGCTTTAATAATGATGTAACACTTATTACATTTGGGTCACTATCATGGTCATAATCATCATCTGCTAACCAAACTGCTAAGGATAGGGATATACCACTTACATTTGTAAATTTATTCATATTATTCCTCAAATCTGTAGTAGTGTGCGAATGCACACAAATTAGTGTAATTTTTTACTAGGACCTATTGCTGCTTTTAATATTTCTTCTTCCATTTTTTGATTTACATAACCAAAACAATCTAAGATTACTTTTTTTAATGTTTCAGCATCCATACTTGCAATAGGTTCAACTCCTTCTGGAACTTCTCTAAATGTGTACTCTTTTAAATAAGTCTCTATTAATTTATCCATACTCATTATGATATGCCTTTATTATCTCTGTAATTTTTTCAATAGATGCATAATTAGGTACAGTTACTTTTTTACTCCAATTTGGGTAAAAAATTTCAACTGAACCACCTAATTTAACTTCATCATGAGCAATTTCAGGTAAATCTTGCCATTCCATACAAGCAATTAAATTGTCATTAAACCACTTAATTGTTGTTGCATCTTCTCGAACTAAAAAATATTGAGCATCATGTATGTGAGATATTGGTTTAATATCATAAATATATTTAGATTCAAACAACCGATTTTGGAAATCAATAGCTGCTCGATTATTTAGCATACCATAAGACTGACCCATTGCGTTACCTGCAGTACGCCCTTCTGCTTTAGCTTCATATGGTGTGGATTTCTTCCCTAGAATCGTCTGTCCAAGTATAGGAGTACGTACTCTTAAGCCGAATGCAACGGTGACATATCCTTTTTCAGTAGCCTCTTGAAGCTTCTCCTGAACCCATGCATCAGATACTTGATATAAGTCATGATATTTTTCTTCAATCTGTTTAGCGGCTTTTGGGCTAATACCCAGATTGTTTACTAAAGTATGCCATGTACCTTGATACGTTAGAGCAAATGTTGGTCCTTTCGAGTCCTGACGTAACATTGGGTACAATTTTTCAATAGAATTAATACTTTTAACAGTATTAACAATATCAGGCATTTTGTTACCAAAATAGGAATATGCTCGTAAGCAATGGCCATCATACCCATCGGTATAAACCTTAATTTTATTAGGGTCTTTGGTTGTAAGTGCTGAGATTCTATCTTCTAATGAAGTAAAATCTGCTCCACATAATATCCAGCCAGGTGGAGCTATAAAACATTCTTTTACAGCTTTAGCATATTTTGAACCAGAGCTAGGTAAATTTTGTAAATTAATTTTTGAACTACTTAATCGACCAGATACTGTTCCACCAAGATTAAAATTACCATGTAAATATTGTAAATTATCTCGCTTAGTAACAGTTCTATCCATAAAAGCTTTAACAAAGGTATTCTGGATAATTTCAGCTTCACTTAAAGCAATTAATGATTTAAGTATTTGAGCTTTTTCAATAGCTTCAGCTCTATCCAGAATATAATTTGACATTTTTATACCTTACTTTATAAAATTTTTAACAAATTCATGTACATCAGCAATATCATTAAATGCAGTTGTTAATAAAAATTCTTTATCCATTTTACAATTAAACTTTTCTATCTCAGCTTCAATAACTTTTATTGGCTTAGTGACAGTTTCATAACGTTTATCAACACTTTTATGAAATTTTGTCTCAAGTCTGTTATCTTTATTTAAAGTAACTGTAAAACTTTTTGCTTTTAAAGCATCATTGTATACTGC